CAATGTTAGCTGGCTGTAAAGAAGGAGGTGGTGATATAATCGAAAAAGATGGCGCATCTTATGTAGAGTTCTATGGCATGAGTAGTAAGATTGCTAATGAAAAGCATAGTGGTGGTCTTAAGGATTATAGAACATCTGAGGGTAGAAGAATTGCGCTGCCTTATAGAGGGTTAATTAAAGACGTTGTCCAAGATATTTTAGGAGGTATACGAAGTACTTGTACATATGTAGGTGCTAGCCAGCTTAAAAATCTAAGTAAATGCGCAACGTTTATAAGATGTACTAATACACATAGTAAAATTTATGAGTCAAATACTTTAGAAATATAACAAAAAAAAAACAGTAGGACTTTCGCCCTACTGTTTTTAATATTAGCTTGTACTGTATCTTAGAAGTATACAGATTGTGAGCCTGGAGTAAACGATTGACCAAGTCCTCTAACAAGAATGACATGGTAATAGAGATCCGCCCCGAAGATATTATCAACAACGCCATAACGTGTAAGCAAGCCAACACGTGGAGCGAAGTCGTTCGGGCCGATAGTTCTCTGAACCATGACAGGGATGTACGGACAGTAAATGATACCAGTATCGTAGAATTCAGGACCCTTGTAACCAAGGAGTGCATATTCAATCCCACCAGAATCAGCGATTCCAGTAGTATATGAATTATCAGAATATGCATTGCTGTTCTGAACTTCGGTACGTGTATCACGGTAAACGTTAAATCTTCCACCAAGCGAACCAACCTTAGCAATTCCAACAGGTTGTGTATTTACATCACCTTGAACAGGTACCCACTGGAATTCAGGGAGCATTTCAAGTATAGCACATACACGAGGAGTACCAACAACAAAGTTAGCAGCACCTCTTCTGTTACGAACAGCAATACGATTGGCCTCAATGATTAATCTCTGATAGAAATCACGGTTACGCTCGACCATCCAACGACCATCTGCAGAAGCAGCTGACCAGATAGAATAGCCTTTTCCATGACCAGCATTAAGGCTAGCCTGGATCATTCTCATGAGCATTTCACGATCGATCTCAGCTTGGATCTCATACGACATAGCGTTTGTGATCTCAGCGTCAACATCGATTCCGTTCATGTTCTTGAGGTCTTGCTCGAGTTCAACCGACCAGCGCGCGCCTAAACGACGTGTACCAGCTTCAACGGCTGTCTTCTCGAACTTAACCTCCATTTGAGGAATGTTACCTGTGATTTCGAAAGCAGAAAGAATCTGAGCTACACCTCTGTCTTGATCAGCAAATGTCCAATCAGCACTACCTGTAAGATCATCGGAGCTAGCTCCAGTGAATCTTGTGTCAAGTAACTGATATCCTGCTTCCGCATTGGATATTGGATCAGCAATTGCACCAGCATATGGTGCAACGGTTCCAACAGGATTACCAGGACCGGTAGCACCGCCAACGCCGCTAGCCTTACCATCAACTCCGTCACCTAAGGTTTGGGATTGGTAAGCGTAGCGAAGAGCAAATGCAAGTCCGACTGGACCTGACATTGGCTGAACTCCTACGATCTCGTTAGTGATAAGCTCAGGAAACGTACGACGAATCATCGGTATTAAGACCTTTGGAAGACGAGCGTCACCTGTTGCATAAGTATCACTACTTGATGCTACGCCAGTTGGGTTAAATACTGTGTTAGACACAGTAGCGCCCTGACCGAAAGATCCTCCTCCAGTGGAAGAAGATTCTTCGATACACCATTTCTCTTGGTTCTCCAAAAGAACAGCCGTATTTAAACGGGTGTGATCGTCCTCAATAGCCTTAACGCTATCAGAAGTATAATCAAGAACAGGAGCCCACTTCTCTAGAAGTGCGTCTGCTCTATCTCTATCAATAAATGATTGTGGTTTATTCATAATTTATAAGTTTTCCTTTCTTTTCGACCTACATGGGAATAAATCCCAAGATACTCAGGTGACAAGCACCTCATTGTTCGGGGTTAAAAATTACTTCATTCGTTGTAATTCTGAAAGATATGGGTTAGTTACTTGCTTTTTCTCAGCAACTACCTCGCGAGGAGCATCTGCTTTAACCTTGCGATTAACAAAAGCTTGCTCTTTAATTACTTCAATTCTTTCATTCTCTTTTTTATCAAATAAACGAGCAGTATATTCGAAGTTTTCCTTAATAAAGTCTGGTGACTTATCTCCTAATACTTTCTTAAGATATTCTTTTTTCTTTTCAGGTAATCCAGAAGTCTTTTGCTCTAAGAATAAATTAACTTGTGTTGAATTATAAGCTTCTCTAAGAATGTTATTCTCCTTTTCAACCTCTTCAAGTCTAGTAGAAAGACCATCAATAGTATTTTTACCTTCCATAACTGCATCTTTAACAGACTCTTTCATTAATGTTGAATCAATTGCTAAAACACTTCTTAAATTATTGAGAACTTCAGTTGCTGTTCTATTCTTAGTAGCTTCTTCAATTGCTTGAGTTGGGATAGCTTCATCAATATATTCTTCAATATAATCCGAAATAGACTCTACTAAAGTTTCTTTAAAGTTATTAGCATCTTGATTAATTTCAGCTTCATACTTTTTGATTACTTTAAAAAGCTTTTGTGCGTTATTATTATCAACTGCTTCAACTATTCTTTTAAGTTTATCAGTATGATCTTTATCAATAGCTTCAACCAACTCCTCTAACTTTTCAGCGTAAAGATCGTCTTGGTTAGTTAAAGCTGCTTCAACTGATAACTCAACCTTTTCTTTGATTGCAGTTTCAATAGCATTGACAGATTCTTCTGTTAATACTTCCTGGAGTTCTTTTGGCAATAATTCGTTATTCATAATTAAAAGAGTGGTTTTTCTGTAGCGGTATCAATTTTTGCTTTAAGCTTGTCCTCAATGACGCTCTTCAAATATTTATTCGCTTGAGCGTAATTTTTATTGGAAAGTTCTTCTATAAATTTAGAAATTTTATTTTTTTCTTCCATAATGATAATATTTATTAGAGTTTATTAATGAAACTTAAGATTCTCTCAGTTAAAAACTTATTGATTTCTTTTTTAGGTAGTTTTGAAACACTTTCCTCAAACTTATCATAGTGTTCTTCATACTTTCCATCTTTAGCAAGCACCCATTGTTTAGATTCTAATATACCGTTAACAAAAGCTTTCGGGTAAGAAGGATCAGCTACACAATCAACAGCAACTAACTTCATGTTCTTTACTGTATTGTGATTACTACCTTCTTCTAATGTACCTAATGCTCTTGAAGACATACCAACCTTTACACCATCATTTATAAGGGCACGTACTATTTGTCCACAAGGAGTTGTTAAAACTTTTGACTTTCCGTAAAAAATATTATCGTCTTGAGTAATCTCCGTCACAATATGACAAGCTCTTTCTAAGTCTACATCAGCAGAAGTAGGGTGATTTAACTCTCCCATAGCTCTTCCTGGTACAACCATTTCTTCATTATAACGAGCTACTTCTCTTTCTAGCTCTTCCCTAGGGTAAAGTCTGTTATTCCTATTTACCCCCTCTGCCATCATATAAGGTCCTTTAATGTAAAGGTTAGATGGCGAATTTTTATTAGTTTCTTCTTCGATATATTCGAATTCGTCGGTCACGTCTGGATTTTCAACGACCAAATTAAGCTTAAGAGACATACATTTATTTATACAATAGTAACTAAAAAGTCAAATTAATTCTCTCTCTGTTAGTATAATAAACGTTAATCCCCTTTTTTTACTATATTTTCTTGCAGCTTCCCACTTTGCTTGGTTGATAACATAATTTTTTTGCTCGTATATAAGGTGTTGTTTTTTTCTATACTTGGTTTGTGGTGGCTTAGTTTGCTTGGATGGTTTAATCTCAACTAAATATTTTTTTATATCGGTACCTTCTTTTATCTCAACATAGTTATCAACAAAATATCTATGAACCCTACCATCTAAAGGACTAGTATATGGTACTATAACATTTTCACTACCCCACTTTAATACGTTTTTGTTATTATCACAAAATCTAAAAAATTTTAACTCAAGTCCTGATCTATATGTAGCTTTTGTACCAATAAACTTATCTTTATTTTTTGGTACAAATTCTCCCTGTCTCCATTTTACTCTTTTTTTCATTACCCAACAATGAAAAGAGCAGGATCAGTATCTCCCATTCCTAGTGATGCTCCTTCTAGTAGTTTTTGCTCAAGCTCTGCTTTTTTCGTAGAACCTTCACCTAACATATCTGAATTCAAAGCACCACCACCGAGTAAATTAACGCTACCAAACTTACCTCTAACTCTACCTATAGTAATCATACTTAACGCTAATGCGTATTCGTATACCCATTGCTCTTTAATTACATCTCTTATAGGTCTTTCTAAATAGCATGAGACTACCCCGTAAAATCTAGAATTACGCGGCTGAGGGTAAATTTTTAAATATTGTGTTCTTTCATCAAACTGTAAGTCTTTTCTTAATGCTAATACTTTTTCCCTCGTATCAATCCAATTTTTTAAAGTATACCATGAAACTAGATCAAACCCATAATTACCCATAGCGTAACTAAAATATGTTTGTTGTGCTAGAGTTTGTTCAAGGGTAAATAGAGTGTTAATTCCTGTACTACTTCCTTCTTCAAAATCAGTAATAGCCATAACCTTCCTATAATCCATTATATCGTAGTCATAAACATTTTGGAAAGTAGTTGCTTCAGATGATGTACCTTCAAACGCTAATGTCTTTCTTGTATTTTCTTTGAAAGATGCAGATAATGAACTATTAAAAGCAGTAACAGTATTATAAAGCGTTTTATCAAACAATTCGAATTGTTCGATACCATCACTAAAAGTAGCAGATAAAGCTGTTGAGGAGGCAAAAGTAGAAGAAAGTATTGACGAAGTAGCGGTAAATATAGATTCAGGCGTTTCAGCGTAAAATTCAGGTCCAGGTCCAAGAGGGTTAGTACCTGCTACTTTTTTAGCATTAGTATCTAAATCTGTGTTTGCCAAAGTATATAATAAATCTAATCTTATACCCTTATTAGTTTCATATAGACTAGAGTCAAATATCATATATTCTCTTGTATAACCTGCGTATTTAGTAAAATACTCAACAGCAATCTGTATATTTTCTCTTAATTGATCTGTATGAATTTCAAGGGAAACAAGCGGAAATCCTAATGATCTTTTAATTCTATCCCCTAACCTATCATAAGTTTCTATCTTGTTATTGAGATTAGTTGATAAAAAAGCAGAAAGAGGAGTTATTTCACACGCTTGGGACATACATTTATTTATTCAATAAAAATAAAAAAGATAGAAGAAAAAAAATCTCAAATTATATTAAATAATGATATGGCTTATAACCCTAATAACGCAGTAGGTACTGAATATGTTAACACAAATATCTGTAGATCATTTAATCAAAATATAGGTACTTCTATGACAAGGCTTACAGGTGCGGAAGTTCCGGGACTTACAAATACATCTTCCCCTGTACTTACAGGTGGTATGGTTTGTTCTGAAGTTACAATCATTAATAAGACAACAGGTAATCTCAGTCTTTATGATAGAGGGTTTGATGATACCCTTAACGGCCTATTAATTGGTACAGGTGAGAGTATTACTCTAAGAGGGCTTACTAATGTTGCTCAAGTATCTGCTGTAGCTGCTGTAGCCGGAAACGTCTATTACAGAACACAATTTTATAGTAATAATCCGTCACGTTAATAGTGCGCAAAAATAATAGATCTATTTTTAAACATCCGGATCAACTGGAGCATTTGGATCAATTAAAATTTCAGGATTTATATCCACTCTAGCATTTAATCCACCGAGAAGGTCAACCAGCTGGTTATATTCAGGAAAATCTTTTGGTGTTAGTCCCTTACGTAGTGGTGTGTTAAGGCTATCGTCAC